CTATGCTGTTTTGATATCTACGATAATCCAGTCTTTACCACGATCATCATTGTATCGGTCGGTCATTTTTCTGGATTTATGGCCTAACAACTTTTGCGTATCCAGACCCTGTTCCCGATATAACCGTTCTGAGAGAGATCGCTGCTCATGAAATGTGGGCGCAGTTCCTTGCTCCCATTTTATGCCACATTTTTCCCTGGCCTTTTTAAAAGCCGTTGTCAGAGTATTTGCAGAAACCTGGTCTCCTCTGTTTGCTTGAGAGGTAGTGTGACGGTAATGGACCAGATATTTACTAACAACAGCATCCCTGCACTGAGATATAACTTCACGAAGGGTAATATTCAGAGCATCGCATTTTAGGTTAAGCGGAATAGCAAGTTTTGAACCGGTTTTTTCCTGAGTAATGTGCAACATGTCGTCCCAGATATCAGAGAATTTGAAATTGCAGATATCACCTAAACGTTGTCCAGTAACAAGAGCAAGTAGCATGCCGCATTTTAAATAGGGCTGCCGTCTGCTTACGCTTTCAAATATTGCCTGCCATTCGGGCAGTGACAATCTTTGGCGGTTTACTCGATTTCGCGGTTGTTTTGTTGCCTGCGCTGGGTTAAATCCTGGCGGAACATGTCCTGCGTGTTGTGCTTCTTTGAAGACGTCGATCAACACCATTCTCACGACTTGCGCCATCCTGTTATGACCTTCAGCCTTTACAGCATCAATTATTTCGGCAATATCAAGTGCGGTAATATCCTTGAGGTGTTGCATTCCACAATGCTCACGGAAAAGACGAATGGGTTTGCCTTTTTGCCGATAGGAGTTGGGTCTTAGTTCATTATGTTGCAGCCTGTCCTCCTGGATAGAAATATATTTATCAAGCCATTCTGTCACCGTAATGTCTGAGCGCCTGCCTTTCATTCTTTCCAGTCGCTCATTGACGCTTAATATTTGTCGGGTACGTTGTTCAGCAATAATGGTATTTGCTTCAGTAGCAACTTGTTTTGCTTCATTCTCATCAGTTCCTAAGCTATGAAAACGACCGGATAGTGGATGTTTGTATTGCCAATATACCTTTCCGGTTCGCTTATCTAATTTGCAATATAAATTGGGTATAGAGATTTTGTGAGATCGGGGTCTAGCAGCCATCAGCGATTATCCGTTGGAGTTTTGGGTTTGCGTTTATTGGGAGTTGCGGTTCTGCAAGCGTTCCTACAAAACGGGAATTTCGGTCAATCATCCAGTAGCGACCAACTTTTATAGCGGGTGGGGCCATCATTTTCCCTTGCGCGTATTTTTTCAGAACTCGCTCGCTTGGTGCTAAGTCCCCAAATTCTTCTTTAGCCCAGTCCTGTAAAGTGATTAGTCGAGACATTTGTCCTCCTCTTAGCTGCTGAGGGAGTTTGTGACCGATATATCTGACATGATATTAAGCTCATGGCAGGTACATCTCTTGACTGGTCATAGAGATAAATTTAATGCTGAGAAATGCAGTATTGAATTTATCAATTTTTCTATTTCCTGCGTATGGCACGTAACTTCTTAATGTGTTCTGCTGTATCGATCTCTTCGGCTATCCGCTCTGATTCCACTTTACTCACAGGTTCAAAGTCATGATTAAAGCGGAACATGCTGGCGATACATGTTCTGCCTTTTCGGATGTAGTGAACTTTGTTGTGGGTAGAACGCAGGATTTTGCAGGGAGTGCCGTGGTGGTCGACGTACCAGGTGTTAGGGTAAATCACTCTGAACATTCTTGACCTTGTGTTGTGCGGATTGATATTCAGTGGTGATATTCACCTTTATAGCGAACACCTTTACCGGTTTATCGCCAAAGTGCGGATGTGTGATTATCTTCACTTCATATCCGTCATACGGAACATCAATTCTGCGACTGGAATCGTCGCGCTTCGGATATCCCTTTGTGATAATCAGGCGGTCATATTCCCGGAACATAATTCGCTTATTCCAGTAGTCATTACACAAGCGATACTCTTCCGTTTTCTCTCCGCGAATCATGGCATCGAAGTATTCACTTTTAACAGCAAGTTGCAGGTTAGCCATCACTTAATCCCCCTTTGTTTGCGGATAAGCTCCAGATCTTGCTGGCAACTGGCGCAAGTCCGACAACCCTGAACGGCCAGGCGTCTTCGTTCATCTATCGGATCGCCACACTCACAACAATGAGTGGCAGATACAGCCAGGTAGTTCAGGCGGCGCATTTTTATTGCTGTGTTGCGCTGTAATTCTTCTATTTCTGATGCTGAATCAATGATGTCTGCCATCTTTCATTAATCCCTGAACTGTTGGTTAATACGCTTGAGGGTGAATGCGAACAATAAAAAAGGAGCCTGTAGCTCCCTGATAATTTTGCTTTTCATGTTCATCGTTCCTTAAAGACGCCGTTTAACATGCCGATTGCCAGGCTTAAATGAGTCGGTGTGAATCCCTTCAGCGTTACCGTTTCGCGGTGCTTCTTCAGTACGCTACGGCAAATGTCATTGACGTTTTTATCCGGAAACTGCTGTCTGACTTTTTTGATTTCAGAATTAGCCTGACGGGCAATGCTGCGAAGGGCGTTTTCTTGCTGAGGTGTCACTGAACAAGCCCCATGTCGGCAAGCATAAGCACACAGAATATGAAGCCCGCTGCCAGAAAAATGCATTCAGTGGTTGTCATACCTGGTCTCTCTCATCTGCTTCTGCTTTCGCCACCATCATTTCCAGCTTTTGTGAAAGGGATGTGGCTAACGTATGAAATTCTTCGTCTGTTTCTGCTGGTATTGGCACAAACCTGACTCCAATTTGAGCAAGGCTATGTGCCAAATCAATACTCGTTCTTAACTCAACAGGAGATGCTTTGTGCATACCGCCCCCCGTTTATTATTTATCTCCTCAGCCAGCCGCTGGGCTTTCAGCGGATTTCGGATAACAGAAAGACCGTGAAATACCCAGCCTCGCTTTGTAACGGAGTAGACGAAAGTGATCGCGCCTACCCGGATATTATCGTAAGGATGGGTCATCGCCATTGCTCTCCAAATACAAAACCAATTTCAGCCAGTGCTTCATCCATTTTTTCGATGAACTCCGGCACCATCTCGTCAAAACTCGCCATGTACTTTTCATCCCGCTCAACCACGACATAATGCAGGCCTTCACGCTTCATTCGTGGGTCATAGTTGGCAAAGTACCAGGCATATTTTCGCGTTACCCACATGCTGTACTGCACCTGGGCCATGTAAGCCGACTTTATGGCCTCGAAACCACCGAGCCGGAACTTCATGAAATCCCGGGAGGTAAACGGGCATTTCAGCTCAAGGCCATTGCCGTCACTGCATAAACCATCGGGAGAGCAGGCGGTGCGCATACTTTCGTCGCGATAGATGATCGGGGATTCAGTAACATTCACGCTGGAAGTGAATTCAAACAGGGTTCTGGCGTCGTTCTCGTACTGTTTTCCCCACGCCAGCGCCTTAGCATTAACTTCCGGAGCCACACCGGTGCAAACCTCAGCCAGCAGGGTGTGGAAGTAGGACATTTTCATGTCAGGCCACTTCTTTCCTGAGCGGGGCTTTGCTATCACGTTGTGAACTTCTGAAGCGGTGATGACGCCGAGCCGTAATTTGTGCCATGCATCATCCCCCTGTTCGACAGCTCTCACGTCGATCCCGGTACGCTGCAGGATAATGTCCGGTGTCATGCTGCCACCTTCTGCTCAGTGGCTTTCTGTTTCAGGAATCCAAGAGCTTTCACTGCTTCGGCCTGTGTCAGTTCTGACGATGCGCGAATGTCGCGGCGAAATATCTGGGAACAGAGCGGCAATAAGTCGTCATCCCATGTTTTGTCCAGGGCAATCAGCAGAGTGTTAATCTCCTGCATGGTTTCATCGTTAACCGGAGTGATGTCGCGTTCCGGCTGACGTTCTGCAGTGTATGCGGTATTTTCGACAATGCGCTCGGCTTCATCCTTGTCATAGATACCAGCAAATCCGAAGGCGAGACGGGCACACTGAATCATGGCTTTATGCCGTAACATTCGTTTGGGATGCGACTGCCACGGCCCCGTGATTTCTCTGCCTTCGCGGGTTTTGAATGGTTCGCGGCGGCATTCATCCATCCATTCGGTAACGCAGATCGGATGATTACGGTCCTTGCGGTAAATCCGGCATGTACAGGATTCATTGTCCTGCTCAAAGTCCATGCCATCAAACTGCTGGTTTTCATTGATGATGCGGGACCAGCCATCAACGCCCACCACCGGAACGATGCCGTTCTGCTTATCAGGGAAGGCGTAAATTTCTTTCGTCCACGGATTAAGGCCGTATTGGTTGGCGACGATCAGCAATGCGATGAACTGCGCATCGCTGGCATCACCTTTAAATGCCGTCTGGCGAAGAGTGGTGATCAGTTCCTGTGGGTCGACAGAATCCATGCCGACACGTTCAGCCAGCTTCCCTGCCAGCGTTGCGAGTGCTGTACTCATCCGTTTTATACCTCTGAATCAATATCAACCTGGTGGTGAGCAATGGTTTCAACCATGTACCGGATGTGTTCTGCCATGCGCTCCTGAAACTCAACATCGTCATCAAACGCACGGGTAATGGCTTTTTTGCTGGCCCCGTGGCGTTGCAAATGATCGATGCATAGCGATTCAAACAGGTGCTGGGGCAGGCCTTTTTCCATGTCGTCTGCCAGTTCTGCCTCTTTCTCTTCACGGGCGATCTGCTGGTAGTGACGCGCCCAGCTCTGAGCCTCAAGACGATCCTGAATGTAATAAGCGTTCATGGCTGAACTCCTGAAAATGGCTGTGAAAATATCGCCCGCGAAATGCCAGGCTGATTAGGAAAACAGGAAAGGGGATTAGCGATTCAGGCCGTTACCGCGTCCGTCGAGAAAAACTTCCACGAGCAAATCACGGGTATAAGTGCGCTCGATGCCGCGATGCAGATATAGCCGTCCGCGTAAATTAGCTGATGCAGTCCAGGTACCATCTTTGTGTTTGACCAGCATTCCTGGCATGACCGCACCTCGATTAACGGTCTGCGTTCCGTAATGTTGATGAACCATAAAAACTCCTGCCCGTAAGCTGGGCTGCTGAACATATAGAGACTTCTGCGCGTATTCAGGCGGTGGATGGCCGCCGGTTGTCATAACTAAGTCGCCTCGTTGAAGCGACTGAGGTATGAAGTGTTGAGTTGATTTCAGCTGGTCACACCGACGTTCACGCGTCCGCTTCACTCCTCGCACTCCCCGGAGCCTGCTGAAATTCAAGCTGCGGATCTAAGCGGTCATCGCAACGGTGAAGTTATAAATTTTGTGATACCAACATCGATGCAATAGCATGACAATAGCAATGGCTATTGGTGTAGTCAATAGCAATTAGTATTGATAATGTTTGATATACTTGTTCTGATTGATAATTAAATGAATTTTTATAAAAAAGAGTATGAAGACTTATTGGTGTGGCTGAAATTTGTACAGCTTTAATGTGCCTCGTGACAGAGGGGCATCGGGTTGTGGTGAGCTCGGTAGGTTGGCAGCAAATTTAATCGAATATTGGTAGTCTGAGTTCTTATGTGTATTTTTTTAGTCAGTTGCTAAATGATACATAAATGACTTATTAGCCCCGCCATCGCTTTGTACGGGGCGTTTATTTAATTTATCTTTTCAACATTTCCATGAATCAACAAGTCGTAGGCAAGAAATAGTTTCCTATACTGGGTTTTTAAATTGTCAACGTCGCATGCCTTGAATTGAACAAACGCTTCTTTTTTAACATAATCTTCAATCTCCTCTTTGGGGATATTTTTTATGTTCTTAATGACTATAGACAATTCTTTGTACTTTTTGAACGTTGCATCCTTTATATCTTTGATGTTGGTGTAAATTTTATTTGCATTGATTTTATCTAAGGTGATTTTATTGAGCAAGTCGTCTAGTTTTCCGTGGCGTTCAATGCGTTGATTTAGTTTTAACACATATTTAGCTGGCAAACTTAACTCTTTCAAATTACATGAGGTTATAGTTTTTGAAAATGGAAGTTGTAATGAGTTTACTGAACCTAATATGAAATCTATGGCTAATTTATTAGATATTTCATTTTTATTAAATAAGTAGTCTTCAAGATAATTTATTTCTTTAACTTGTGTGAATACATACTTTTTATCGCCTAGAGCAACAACTAAATTTTTTCCTTGTTTAACACTTTCTTCAAGTCTGTCTAAGTCAGAAGGTGAAACCAATAGAGTATCTAAGTGCCCTTTTTCACCCTCATTAATGATAAGTGTTTTAATGGCTCTTTGATACCTTAAAACATCATAAGGTGAGAGCCCTTCATCAACAGCACTGATCTCATCATAGATCTGTTTATAGTTATCTGTTTTAACAGATGTATATGTAATTTGTAGCTGTTGATCGGTAATCTGTTTTGGTACTACTTCCTGTTCATTCTCTTTATATTCAATCAAAATTATTCTTTCAGCTGATTTTCGACCATCTTCTCTAGGTAGTTGTGAGGAAAAATCAGAAAGAAGTTTCTTTACATTCCTGTCAGTTAAAGAATATCCAAGAAAAACTATTGGATTTTTAATCATGTTAGATAGTATCTTGGCACTAATGAGTATAGATTTGTTGTCATATTTTTCGTAATCATCTTTATTTATGATTATTGAGTGTGGATCCTTTATATCACCATGGATTTTGTATAACTCACTCCATCCAATAGTATCTTCGAAAAAACCATTATTTCCAATATAGAGTTTTGGAGTTACATTTTGCTCTTGAAGTAAATTTTCTATGAAAGCATCATAATTTGTAGTGATGATTATCTTGGCCTTTTTTATTAATGTTTTAAATGATGCTAATTCATCAAGATTTACATCCTTTCTGATTGTGTTATTAGAAAATCTTTGGCATATGGCGTATTTAAATGGTGAAATATCTTCACTAAAAACCCTCTTGGCATCTAGTCCATTTAATTTTAATTTTCCAGTCCTAAACAATAGATTGTAATCATTTTCAATTTTACTTGCTGCCTCCGTATAAATCTTATGATCGATATCATTATCACTGTTATTTTTATGTGATTCTTTTATTGTTAAAAGATAACTATAGAAATCATTTGTGGGATTTGTTATTTTCCAATACTCGTTTAATAGCTCTTCCCACGTTGGGTAGTTCTCTAAATATCTTTTTGAAATGCCTGAGCCAATAAAGACTATTGGGTAATTTTTGAATTCAAAATTTTTTTTTGACATATCCATATACCTTAAGCTCTGCTTGAAACATCCATTCTATAAATTATGAGGATGTCAGCATGTCTCACCAAAACATCATCTGGTTATCTTGATGAAATCTGTCATTAATAATCTACCCATGTTTTCTATATGTCTGTGGCATGCTCCCAATAACTTTCCCAAATATAAATACCCGATTCATTTCGTCTTTTTCGATCGGGTCCCACGGTGAGTAGCTCTTGTTATCAGAGATAACCAGCAGCTTATCCTTCATCATTTGCAGGCGCTTTACATGGGCTGTGTCGTCGTACAGAAACGCATAGATACCATCACCGTCGAAAGATTTAACAGTGATATCAACGAACAGAAGATCACCTGGTTCGATCGTTCCTGACATGCTGTCACCGCGTACGTTAATGATGCGGATATTTTCTGCCTTCCTGCCATCGAACATGTGACGAGCATCGTCAAACGAGTACTCAACCGAGCGTAGGACTTCTACAAACTCACGGTTGATGACACCCGGCCCAGCACTGACTTCTATATCAAGAACGTCAATTTTGAAGTATTTGGAATGGTTGACAGCAGGCTTCCCTGATTGTTGACCGTCATTTCTCATCGGGCCTATGCCTGATGAGAGCCACTCTGTTCGAACACCCAATGCATTAGCTATTTCAACAATTTTTGTTGAGCCGCGTGCGTTGCCGCTTGTCAGTCTCCAGATTGTGGGTTGAGCTACGCCAGACGCCTTTGCAAGAGCGCCTTGAGACATTCCAGATTGTTCCATCGCTAGGTTTAAGCGATCAGCAAGAGTTTCTTTTTTCATAAGTTTTAATTTATACGCTTGCGTATTGATGGTCAAAACACGTTTTGCTATTGATTGGATTAATACGCATTGCTATTATCCATTCATTGTAATACCAATAGGAATTGATAATGACAAATCAAACCATTCAACTCGCAATCAGTATTACAGGTAGTCAAAAACGACTGGCAGATCTATGCGGTGTAGCCCAGCCCACTGTTTGGCGTTGGCTACACGGTGGCGGAATTGATGCCCGCTATGTAATGAAAATTGTCTCAGCCACTGGCGGAAAGATTAAACCAGCAGATATTCGTCCCGACCTTGCACCATTGTTTAACGCGAGTAATTCTGCCGCCTAAACTGCGGCGTTAACTGATAAGGCAATGACTATGCAACCACTTACATACCAACAGACTAGCGGATTTAGCCCGACTGCGGTGATAAATCGTTCTCAAATAAAACAGGTGCCAGGCCACGAAAAAATCCGTGATGCCGTTCGCGCCTGGTCGGCTGCAGATAATCAGGATGTTGTTGCCGCACTCATTGTGAATGAGTATCGGGAGCAGGGCGGCGGCACCATCGATTTCCCTGATGATGTCAGCCGTGCACGCCAGAAGCTGTTCCGCTTCCTCGATAACAAATTCGATTCTGAAAAATACCGAAATAACGTGCGTGAACTGACCCCGGCAATTCTGGCGGTACTACCGCTGGAATATCGCGGCCACCTGGTTGAGCAGGATAGCTTCATGGCTCGGCTGGCTGAAATGGAAAAGGAACTCTGTGAGGCAAAGCAGGCGGTCATTCTCAACGCACCACGCCACCAGAAACTGAAGGAAATGAGTGAAGGTATTGTGTCGATGTTTCGTGTGGACCCGGATCTGGCTGGTCCATTAATGGCGATGGTTACCACCATGCTGGGGGCAATATGACAGGTTCAGAAATGGCGAAAGCCGGTCTGCGGGAACAGAGCCGACTTTCAGGTGCAAATCGTAACGCACTCATTGCGGAAGGAATTATGGCAAACACTGCTGAGATATTCAATTTTCCAGTGCCGGATGAGGCACAAAAGGAGCCGCGCGTGGCAGATCTCGATGATGGTTATACGCGCATTGCAAATGAGTTGCTGGAAGCTGTGATGCTGGCCGGATTAACACAGCACCAGCTTCTGGTCTTCCTGGCTGTCATGCGCAAAACATATGGCTTTAATAAAAAACTGGATTGGGTGAGCAACGAGCAACTGTCCGAATTGACCGGGATATTGCCGCACAAGTGTTCTGCTGCAAAAAGTGTTCTGGTAAAGCGTGGGATTTTGATTCAGAGCGGGCGGAATATCGGTATTAATAATGTGGTCAGTGAATGGGCAACATTACCCGAATCAGGTAAGAAAAATAAAGTTTACCTGAAAGAGGTAAATTTACCTGAATCAGGTAAGAAAAGTTTACCCAAATCAGGTAAAGGCGTTTACCCGAATCAGGTAAACACAAAAGACAAACTAACAAAAGACAATATAAAACCTTTTTCGTCCGAGAATTCTGGCGAATCCTCTGACCAACCAGAAAACGATCTTCCTGTGGTGAAACCAGATGCTGCAATTCAGAGCGGCAGCAAGTGGGGGACAGCAGAAGACCTGACCGCCGCAGAGTGGATGTTTGACATGGTGAAGACCATCGCGCCCTCAGCCAGAAAACCGAATTTTGCAGGGTGGGCTAACGATATCCGCCTGATGCGTGAACGTGACGGACGTAACCACCGCGACATGTGCGTGCTGTTCCGCTGGGCATGCCAGGACAACTTCTGGTCCGGTAACGTGCTGAGTCCGGCCAAACTCCGCGACAAGTGGACCCAGCTCGAAATCAACCGAAACAAGCAACAGGCTGGCGTGACAGCCGGCAAACCAAAACTCGACCTGACGAACACTGACTGGATTTACGGGGTGGATTTATGAAAAACATCGCCGCACAGATGGTTAACTTTGACCGTGAGCAGATGCGCCGGATCGCCAACAATATGCCGGAACAGTACGACGAAAAGCCGCAGGTACAGCAGGTAGCGCAGATCATCAATGGTGTGTTCAGCCAGTTACTGGCAACTTTCCCTGCGAGCCTGGCTAACCGGGATCAGAACGAACTGAACGAAATCCGCCGCCAGTGGGTTCTGGCTTTCCGGGAAAACGGGATCACCACAATGGAACAGGTTAACGCAGGAATGCGCGTAGCCCGTCGGCAGAATCGACCATTCCTGCCATCACCCGGGCAGTTTGTTGCCTGGTGCCGGGAAGAAGCATCCGTTACTGCCGGGCTGCCAAACGCCAGCGAGCTGGTTGATATGGTTTACGAGTATTGCCGGAAGCGTGGCCTGTATCCGGATGCAGAGTCTTATCCATGGAAATCAAACGCGCACTACTGGTTGGTTACCAACCTGTATCAGAACATGCGGGCCAATGCGCTGACTGATGCGGAATTACGGCGCAAGGCTGCCGATGAACTGACTTGTATGACCGCGCGAATTAACCGTGGTGAGGCGATACCTGAACCAGTAAAACAACTTCCTGTCATGGGCGGTAGACCTCTAAATCGTGCACAGGCTCTGGCGAAGATCGCAGAAATCAAAGCGAAGTTCGGACTGAAAGGAGCAACTGTATGACGGGCAAAGAGGCAATTATTCATTATGAGTAACTTTCTAAATTTTTTGAGCCAGATTAGTGGTCTTGGATTCAGTTTACGTCTCAGATACTGAGAAGAATCACAATTTGTGATACATGTTAACATTATGACTTTTAAGGCTTTAACTGAATTATTTTAAGAGTATTCTGACCCTTTCGTATCAATGCATGAACAGGAATCCACATGTGTTACAGTAATGTTACAGATCGTGATCTTATGGGGCAAATTGCTACTAAACTAAATGACTATCGAAACCCTCCTCAAGGTGGCATGAGCATTGATCATGTTAATCGATGGATTAATCAATTTGAGTTAACTGATAGGCGATTTGTCTTAGAGGAAACGGACCGATTAATGGGGATTGGATACTTTTCTGAGAACGACTATCGCAGGGTTATTAGTAGTATCGCCACTGATGAGCAAAATGAAAGTTTCTTTCAAACTGCAGCGTTTCTCGATATTCAGAACCAAGGTACCAGTCAATCTGAGTTTTTGGATTTACTTCGAGAAGATTGTGTAGAAGAATTCAACGTTGTGACCAGACTTTCACAACGTCAAAGAGTTAGTTCATTCCGTGAATTTATTTACGTTGACGATGTTTTATTCTCCGGAGCTAAGGCAATCAATGATTTAACTTGGTTTATTGAGCACTTTAAACTCCAAAATATTACAATACTGGTGTACTTTTTAGGTGGGCACACATATTCAACATGGAAGATAAAAGACCAACTTGAACGAAGATTTGCGGGCAGAAATATTTCAGTTGGCGTTGGTGGAGGTGAGTTTGTATTTGTTGAAAATAAACTCCGAAATAGTTCGAATTCGGAGGTTTTATGGCCAAAAGCGCAAAGTGTATCAATACCTGAATGGGCTGACGGTCAAATACATTATTTAGGAACATATCGAAACGGTTACGTCGCGAATAAAATTTTTCCTGATGAGCAGAGACGTGATCGTTTTGAAACTATTCTGACAAAAGTTGGGTTTGATATCCTTGGTCATAGTCAAAATCCCTCTGCTGTCATAAAGCCCTTAGGCTTTTCAACTTTCAATGGTGTTGGGTTTGGCGGAACTATCTTTACTTTCAGAAACTGCCCAAATAATACCCCTCTCGCGTACTGGTGGGGAACTTATCTTCGAACAGGAAATAGAGCTCTGGATTGCTGGTATCCACTTATGAAGCGTAATGTGTATAATCGGTGATCATGAGCTATAGACTATACCTGTTTCACAACACAGTTTCTTTCAGGAAAACCACCGAGAAATGGGGTGGTCTTTCCAACATGGCCAAAGGATATCCGCTCTTCGTTAATGGTATACCCATTCAATCGAGTGAAATTCTTTACCAAGCATGCCGATATCCAGACTATCCAGATATCCAAAGGGTTATTATTACCCAAGCCAACCCTTACGAAGCTAAACAAACCGCCAGAACCTTCGAGGCCAAAACCCGTACTGGTTGGGAAAAAAATCGAGTTTCGGTAATGAAATGGTGTGTCTGCGTTAAGCTTTGCCAGAACTGGGAATCGTTCTTCGCGCTATTGGATAGCACAGGAGATCATGACATTGTTGAGCACTCAGAGAAGGACCAATTTTGGGGGGCTAGTAAGGACTCCGAAGGTAACTTTTATGGCATGAACGTGTTAGGTCGTATCCTTATGGATGCGAGAGATATTGCAAGAAAGAAGGGGCCTGCAGGGTTTGCTACGATACCGCCGCTACCCTTGGATAGGTTTCTTCTGCTCGGGGAGCAAATACGTGATGTCACTTTCTCTCCACCACCGATGGATTCAGGGCAAAGCTTATCGCTTTTTTAATGTGGCTGTTGTTCCTCTCTCGGTCGTGACAGTTCTGCAACCCCGCTTTGGCGGATTTTTTATAAATTATGCAACTTATTGACTTGATACCGATATTTCAGACTTTAACATAGCAGCCAAAATCTAGGACGAAGGCGACAAAGTAAACGTTGAAATGGCTGCCATCGGCGTAGCGTTCAAAGAGTGGATGAATATGTCGGTTATAGCGGAAGCGGTGATGCGTGAGCAGACATCGCTCTGCCCAAGGCATCCGCCCCTCGACATCTTAAGCAGGAAGGTGAAAAATGATAAGTGCAGAAGGACTGCAGCGGTTACTTAATTTATCGGAGCCTCCATCTGATGAACTGATTGATGTTTATCTTCAATTCAGCATGATTTTTCCTAGGGTCGAGCAAAGTTTTTTTGGTGGCTTTGCTAAGGGGGAAGACAGTTTAAATTATGCTCGAACGTTACTTGACGCCGGGATAAAGGTGCCCAACGAACTTTTTCACGATTTTAAGCAGAGATACATTTTGAACGGGGATGCGCAGAAAAGACTTGACGCCCTCTGTTTCGGTCGAGAGAGAGATAAGCGGGGAATAGTTAATGGGCTTCAAAATGACGCAGCAACAGATCTAAACACCATGTCTACAGTATTAAAGATAGTTATAAGGATAAGAAATAACCTTTTCCACGGAAATAAAGACGCTTATCTTTTTGTTGATTCTCAAGAGCAAGCGCAACTATTGAGATGGTGCGTGAGATTTCTCCAAGGATTATTAAATTAATCTGCCTTTGATTTTCACTAATCAACTCGCCATAATCATGTCATCGGAGCCTGAACAACTCCGGTGACTTCTGCGCTAAACGGGGACGTTTATGCGCACATACAATCCAAACTCTCTTCTCCCTTCACAGATGCAGAAATGCACCTGCGATTTTTTGCATCCAGCGCCTGACCTCTGCGGAGGTGAAGCGTGAACCTACCACAAGATGGCATCAAACTGCATCGTGGTAACTTCACCGCTATCGGTCAGCAGATCCAGCCTTATCTGGAGGACGGCAAATGCTTTCGCATGGTGCTTAAACCGTGGCGCGAGAGACGCAGTCTTTCCCAGAATGCACTTAGCCACATGTGGTACAGCGAAATCAGTGAATACCTCATAAGCAGGGGGAAATCGTTCGCTACTGCAGCATGGGTAAAAGATGCTCTCAAACACACATACCTCGGTTATGAAACCAAAGACCTGGTTGATGTCGTAACCGGTGAAATCACCACTATTCAGTCGTTACGCCATACCTCCGATCTTGATACCGGAGAGATGTATGTCTTCCTGTGTAAGGTTGAAGCCTGGGCGATGAATATTGGCTGCCACCTGACTATTCCGCCGAGCTGCGAGTTCCAGCTGCTGCGCGACAAGCAGGAGGCGTAATGGCTACACCGCTTATTCGTGTCATGAACGGGCACATTTACAGAGTACCAAATCGTCGTAAGCGTAAACCTGAGCTGAAGCCTTCCGAAATACCAACACTGCTCGGATATACCGCCAGCCTGGTTGATAAAAAATGGTTGCGACTGGCAGCAAGGAGGAATCATGGCTGATTTGAGAAAAGCAGCGCGTGGTCGGGAATGCCAGGTAAGAATCCCTGGCGTATGTAATGGCAACCCTGAAACGTCTGTACTGGCACATATCCGGCTGGCTGGATTGTGCGGCACCGGTATTAAACCGCCAGACCTTATTGCCACCATTGCCTGTTCTGCCTGTCACGACGAAATCGACCGCCGCACGCATTTTGTCGATGCTGAGTACGCAAAAGAATGCGCGCTGGAAGGTATGGCGAGAACGCAGGTTATCTGGCTGAAAGAGGGGGTAATCAAGGCGTGAATACTTACCACATCACACTACCCTGGCCGCCGAGCAATAACCGCTACTACAGGCATAATCGCGGGCGCACGCACATCAGCGCAGAAGGGCAGGCATACCGTGATAACGTCGCCCGAATCATTAAAGGCTCAATGCTGGATATCGGTCTGGCTATGCCTGTGAAAATCCGCATTGAGTGCCACATGCCGGATCGCCGTCGCCGTGACCTGGATAATCTGCAAAAAGCCGCTTTTGACGCACTCACTAAAGCAGGTTTCTGGCTGGATGATGAGCTGGTCGTTGATTACCGCGTTGTGAAGATGCCTGTTACCAAAGGTGGGAAGCTGGAACTGACCATCACTGAACTGGGAGATGAATGATGTTTGAGTCTTATATGGCAGAACGTCTTCGCCGACGCTAGGTGCGCCTGCGCTTATATCGTTTTATTGATTTTTGCTGGCAATTGGCGTGCTAGCCTGATTTTTGTGGGGAAAGTTGATGCGTGATATTCAGATGGTTCTTGAGCGTTGGGGGGCATGGGCGGCTAATAACCACGAGGATGTAACCTGGTCATCCATTGCTGCCGGTTTTAAGGGATTAATTCCTTCAAAAGTAAAGTCTCGTCCACAATGCTGTGATGATGACGCGATGATTGTTTGTGGATGTATGGCTCGCCTGAAAAAGAACAATAGCTATTTGCATGATTTACTAGTGGATTATTATGTCGGGGGTATGACATTTATGTCACTGGCAAGTAAGCATTGTTGCTCTGATGGTTATATCGGAAAAAAGTTACAGAAGGCTGAGGGAATAATTGAAGGGATGTTAATGGCATTAGATATACGGTTAGAGATGGATATCGTTGTTACTAAGTCTAATTAATACGCTAATTATTTACTAAGTGTTATTAAAAAAGGGGCGTAGAAACGCCCCCAAAAATAAAGGGTAATATATAACAGAAGGTTTATATAGTCAGAAGCAAGGTAGTGCTTCTAAAGGAAGTGGCTTGAGGGAGCCACTTATATGTTGGGGAGGCAAAGCCTCCCGCAACATATCTTTTTCGTAACCAGATTAGAACTGGTAAACCAGTCCTACGGCAACGATGTCGTCAGTGCTTACACCAAGTGCTTTAGTGAAGTCGTTTTTGTCAAGCAGGTTGATCTTGTAATCAACGAAAGTAGACATGTTTTTGTTGAAGTAATAAGTTGCACCTACATCAACATATTTGACTAAGTCCTGATCGCCCCATACTCCAAGATCCTTACCTTTAGATTGCAGGTAAGCAACGGACGGACGCAGACCGAAATCGAACTGATATTGTGCAACAGCTTCGAAGTTTTGAGCTTTATTAGCAACGAAGTGATCAGCAAATACAGTCATATTCTGGGTTTCAGAATAGGTAGTGGCCAGGTAAATGTTGTTAGCGTCATATTTCAGACCTGCGGCCCAAATTTCTGCATTTTTACCGGAAGCAAATACTTCAGGAAGAACTTTGCCTGCATTGACTTGAGTGTCGGTACGATCAGATTTCGCATAAGTCGCACCAATGCCGAATCCTTCGTATTCATAGGTAGCAGAGAAACCGAATCCATCACCGTTACCTTCGGTGTAGTTATCGAAATCGCTACGATCGTTTTTACCTTGGTACTGAGCAGCAAAGTTCAGACCATCAACCAGACCAAAGAAGTCGTTGTTACGGTAAGTTGCAACACCAGTTGCACGTTGAGTCATGAACACGTCGGTTTGAGTCCAAGTGTCACCACCGAATTCTGGCAGGACGTCAGTCCACGCACCGATGTCGTATGCTACACCGTAGTTACGACCGTAATCGATGGAACCGTAGTCACCGAATTTCAGGCCTGCAAATGCAAGACGGGTTTTGTCTTTGGCGGAACCTTGAGATTCAGCGCGGTTGCCTTTGAATTCATATTCCCACTGACCGAAACCAGTCAGTTGATCGTTGATTTGGGTTTCACCTTTGAAGCCCAGACGAACATAAGTAGTGTCACCATCATCTGCATCGTTAGAGGAGAAGTAGTGCTTAGCATTAACTTTTCCGTACAGATCCAGCTTGTTACTGTCTTTGTTATAAATCTCTGCTGCCTGAGCAGACATTGCCATCAGTACTGATGCAGCTACAGCAGAAATTGCCACTGTTAATTTTTTCATCGTGAGCCCTTTTTTTGAACTATTTTTAAAAAATGATGTCACTGCACGACAAATATTCATCTAATCAATGTGATTATTTCAAGATGTAAGTTTTAGTTTCTTATTTAAATTGTGAGGTAGATCTCTATTTTTATCTGAACTTTTTCTATTTCATGTTATGTATGACTATTTTATGAACAAAAATAAGTTTGGTAGCTAATTTATATTAATGGTTGTTATTTATAATCTCTCTATAATTTTCTGGTTTAATTTGAATTTGCTAAAAATAACGCAGGAAATTATTTATTGGTTATTTGTTGATTTTTTCTTATGTAATTATGGTGGTATTTTGAACACTCGATATCATTCTCACAAATATCGTTCAGGGGTTTACGTACGTAAAAAATTGGTTATTCTGTTAAGAATGGTTACTTCGTCACACAGCTTAAACCCGCCGTCGAGCGGGTTTTTCCATTTTTTGAGTCTTGATATTAGCTAATCACCCAATACCTCAGTTATTCACTGACTCTGAATCTGTTACGTTTCTGCCTTTGTTTGCGATACGTAGTATTCCCTCTATTTACACCCGCTTTGTCTGCGAGGTGGGGTTATGAAATCCATGGATAAGTTAACAACGGGTGTCGCCTATGGCACCTCAGCAGGTAGTGCCGGGTACTGGTTTTTACAGTTGCTCGATAAAGTCACGCCCTCACAGTGGGCGGCAATAGGTGTGCTGGGTAGTCTGGTATTTGGCTTGCTGACGTATCTGACAAACCTTTATTTCAAGATTAAAGAAGATAAGCGTAAGGCTGCGAGAGGTGAATAATGTCGCCATCATTACGCAAGGCTGTTGCTGCTGCTATTGGTGGTGGGGCTGTTGCCATAGCGTCTGTGCTCATCACTGGTCCGAGTGGTGACGATGGCCTGGAAGGTGTCAGCTACATACCATACAAAGATATCGTTGGCGTATGGACTGTATGTCACGGACACACCGGAAAAGACATCATGCTCGGTAAAACGTATACCGAAGCAGAATGCAAAGCCCTCCTGAATAAAGATCTTGCCACTGTCGCCAGACAAATTAACCCGTACATCAAAGTCGATATACCGGAAACAACGCGCGGCGCTCTTTACTCATTCGTTTACAACGTGGGTGCTGGCAATTTCAGAACATCGACGCTTCTTCGCAAAATAAACCAGGGCGATATCAAAGGCGCATGTGATCAGCTACGTCGCTGGACATATGCTGGCGGTAAGCAATGGAAAGGTCTCATGACTCGTCGTGAGATTGAGCGTGAAATCTGTTTGTGGGGTCAGCAATGAACAGAGTAACCGCGATTATCTCCGCTCTGGTTATCTGCATCATCGTCTGCCTGTCATGGGCTGTTAATCATTACCGTGATAACGCCATTACCTACAAAGCCCAGCGCGACAAAAATGCCAGAGAACTGAAGCTGGCGAACGCGGCAATTACTGACATACAGATGCGTCAGCGTGATGTTGCTGCGCTCGATGCAAAATACACGAAGGAGTTAGCTGATGCGAAAGCTGAAAATGATGCTCTGCGTGATGATGTTGCCGCTGGTCGTCGTCGGTTGCACATCAAAGCAGTCTGTCAGTCAGTGCGTGAAGCCACCACCGCCTCCGGCGTGGATAATGCAGCCTCCCCCCGACTGGCAGACACCGCTGAACGGGATTATTTCACCCTCAGAGAGAGGCTGATCACGATGCAAAAACAACTGGAAGGAACCCAGAAGTATATTAATGAGCAGTGCAGATAGAGCTGCCCATATCGATGGGCAACTCATGCAATTATTGTGAGCAATACACACGCGCTTCCAGCGGAGTATAAATGCCTAAAGTAATAAAACCGAGCAATCCATTTACGAATGTTTGCTGGGTTTCTGTTTTAACAACATTTTCTGCGCCGCCACAAATTTTGGCTGCATCAACAGTTTTCTCCTGTCCAATTCCCGAAACGAAGAAATGATGGGTGATGGTTTCCTTTGGTGTTACTGCTGTCGGTTTGTTTCCAACAGTAAACGTCTGTTGAGCACATCCTGTAATAAGCATTGCCAGAGCGGCAGAAAACAACATTTTTTTCATCTTATTATCCTGCATTGTTAAAAACGGCAGAATCCTATGTGACAACAATTAAACGATAGTTAAATGGATTGATGAAAATTAAAACTATATAGGTGGATGCTCAGCCTATTGGAGGAGGGGGGCACTCAGAATCCTGTGGAATGAAATAAACAGCTCTTTCTGTCCATTACCCTTTTAGCTGCGCTGTATCGTCGCCGTATTCCCGCATTAACCATGACCGTAGCCCGACGGGGAATTCCTTCTGCGTGAGTGTGCGGGAATAATCAAAAACGATGCACACCGGGTTTTTACCGCGTTTATGGTTCGCGGGGGTGTCCCTCATGCTCGCCAGTCCTGTGCGGGGGTGGAAGAAACAGGACGTGTATTCAGGTCTGTGTGACTGTGGTCGCAAGACTTTTGTCGTTCAGCTATTAAATCCCATTACGAAGTAGAGCAGAACGGCCAACGGGTCCTTTCCGGCGATCCGACAGGTTACGGGGCGGCGACCTCGCGGGTTTTCGCTATTTATGAAAATTTTCCGGTTTAAGGCGTTTCCGTTCTTCTTCGCCGTAACCTAATGTTTTTATTTAAAACACCCCCTGAAAAGAAAGGAAACGACAGGTGCTGAAAACGGGCTTTTTAGCCTCTGTCGTTTCCTTTCTCTGTTTTTGTCCGTGGAATGAACAATGGAAGTCAACAAAAAGCAGCTGGCTGACATTTTCGGTGCGAGTATCCGTACCATTCAGAACTGGCAGGAGCAGGGAATGCCCGTTCTGCGAGGTGGTGGGAAGGGTAATGAGGTGCTTTATGACTCTGCCGCCGTCATAAAATGGTATGCCGAAAGGGATGCTGAAATTGAGAACGAAAAGCTGCGCCGGGAAGTTGAAGAACTGCGGCAGGCCAGCGAGACAGATCTCCAGCCAGGGACTATTGAGTACGAACGCCATCGACTTACGCGTGCGCAGGCCGACGCACAGGAGCTGAAAAATGCCAGAGACTCCGCTGAAGTGGTGGAAACCGCATTCTGTACTTTCGTGCTGTCGCGGATCGCAGGTGAAATTGCCAGTATTCTCGACGGGATCCCCCTGTCGGTGCAGCGGCGTTTTCCGGAACTGGAAAACCGACATGTTGATTTCCTGAAACGGGATATCATCAAAGCCATGAACAAAGCAGCCGCGCTGGATGAACTGATACCGGGGTTGCTGAGTGAATATATCGAACAGTCAGGTTAACAGGCTGCGGCATTTTGTCCGCGCCGGGCTTCGCTCACTGTTCAGGCCGGAGCCACAGACCGCCGTTGAATGGGCGGATGCCAATTACTATCTCCCAAAAGAATCCGCATACCAGGAAGGGCGCTGGGAAACACTGCCCTTTCAGCGGGCCATCATGAATGCGATGGGCAGTGACTACATCCGCGAGGTGAATGTGGTGAAGTCTGCCCGTGTTGGTTATTCCAAAATGCTGCTGGGTGTTTATGCCTACTTCATAGAGCATAAGCAGCGCAACACCCTTATCTGGTTACCGACGGATGGTGATGCCGAGAACTTTATGAAAACTCACGTTGAGCCGACCATCCGTGATATTCCTTCGCTGCTGGCGCTGGCCCCGTGGTATGGCAAAAAGCACCGGGATAACACGCTCACCATGAAGCGTTTCACCAATGGTCGTGGCTTCTGGTGCCTGGGCGGTAAAGCGGCAAAAAACTACCGTGAAAAGTCAGTGGATGTGGCGGGTTATGATGAACTTGCTGCCTTTGATGAGGATATTGAACAGGAAGGCTCTCCGACGTTCCTGGGCGATAAGCGTATTGAAGGCTCGGTCTGGCCAAAGTCCATCCGTGGCTCCACGCCCAAAGTGAGAGGCACCTGCCAGATTGAGCGTGCAGCCAGTGAATCCCCGCATTTTATGCGTTTTCATGTTGCCTGCCCGCACTGCGGGAAGGAGCAGTACCTTAAATTTGGCGACAAAGAGACGCCGTTTGGCCTCAAATGGATGCCGGAGGATCCCTCCAGCGTGTTTTATCTCTGTGAGCATAATGCCTGCGTCATCCGTCAGCAGGAGCTGGACTTTACTGATGCCCGTTATATCTGCGAAAAGACCGGGATCTGGACCCGTGATGGCATTCTCTGGTTTTCGTCATCCGGTGAAGAGATTGAACCGCCTGACAGTGTGACCTTTCACATCTGGACGGCGTACAGCCCGTTCACCACCTGGGTGCAGATTGTCAAAGACTGGATGAAGACGAAAGGGGATACGGGAAAACGTAAAACCTTCGTGAACACCACGCTCGGTGAGACGTGGGAAGCGAAAATCGGCGAACGTCCGGATGCTGAAGTGATGGTAGAGCGGAAAGAGCATTATTCAGCGCCCGTTCCTGATCGTGTGGCTTACCTGACCGCCGGTATCGACTCCCAGCTGGACCGCTACGAAATGCGCGTATGGGGATGGGGGCCAGGTGAGGAAAGCTGGCTGATTGACCGGCAGATTATTATGGGCCGCCACGACGATGAACAGACGCTGCTGCGTGTGGATGAGGCCATCAATAAAACCTATACCCGCCGGAATGGTGCAGAAATGTCGGTATCCCGTATCTGCTGGGATATTGGGGGCATTGACCCGACCATTGTGTATGAACGCTCGAAAAAGCATGGGCTGTTCCGGGTGATCCCCATTAAAGGGGCATCCGTCTACGGAAAGCCTGTGGCCAGCATGCCACGTAAGCGAAACAAAAACGGGGTTTACCTTACCGAAATTGGTACGGATACCGCGAAAGAGCAGATTTATAACCGATTCACACTGACGCCGGAAGGGGATGAACCGCTTCCCGGTGCCGTTCACTTCCCGAATAACCCGGATATTTTTGATCTGACCGAAGCGCAGCAGCTGACGGCTGAAGAGCAGGTCGAAAAATGGGTGGATGGCAGGAAAAAAATACTGTGGGACAGCAAAAAGCGACGCAATGAGGCACTCGACTGCTTCGTTTATGCGCTGGCGGCGCTGCGTATCAGTATTTCCCGCTGGCAGCTGGATCTCAGTGCACTGCTGGCGAGCCTGCAGGAGGAGGATGGTGCAGCAACCAACAAGAAAACACTGGCAGATTACGCCCGTGCCTTATCCGGAGAGGATGAATGACGCGACAGGAAGAACTTGCCGCTGCCCGTGCGGCACTGCATGACCTGATGACAGGAAAACGGGTGGCAACGGTACAGAAAGACGGACGGCGAGTGGAGTTTACGGCCACTTCCGTGTCTGACCTGAAAAAATACATTGCGGAGCTGGAAGTGCAGACCGGCATGACACAGCGACGCAGGGGACCTGCAGGATTTTATGTATGAAAACGCCCACCATTCCCACCCTTCTGGGGCCGGACGGCATGACATCACTGCGTGAATATGCCGGTTATCACGGTGGTGGCAGCGGATTTGGTGGGCAGTTGCGGGCGTGGAACCCACCGGGTGAAAGTGTGGATGCAGCCCTGCTGCCCAACTTTACCCGTGGCAATGCCCGTGCAGACGATCTGGTACGCAATAACGGCTATGCCGCCAACGCCATCCAGCTGCATCAGGATCATATCGTCGGGTCTTTTTTCCGGCTCAGTCATCGCCCAAGCTGGCGCTATCTGGGCATCGGGGAGGAAGAAGCCCGAGCCTTTTCCCGCGAGGTTGAAGCGGCATGGAAAGAGTTTGCCGAGGATGACTGCTGCTGCATTGACGTTGAGCGAAAACGCACGTTTACCATGATGATTCGGGAAGGTGTGGCCATGCACGCCTTTAACGGTGAACTGTTCGTTCAGGCCACCTGGGATACCAGTCCGTCGCGACTGTTCCGGACTCAGTTCCGGATGGTCAGTCCGAAGCGTATCAGCAACCCGAACAATACCGGCGACAGCCGGAACTGCCGTGCCGGTGTGCAGATTAATGACAGCGGTGCGGCGCTGGGATATTACGTCAGCGAGGACGGCTATCCTGGCTGGATGCCGCAGAAATGGACATGGATACCCCGTGAGTTACCCGGCGGGCGCGCCTCGTTCATTCACGTTTTTGAACCCGTGGAGGACGGGCAGACCCGCGGTGCAAATGTGTTTTACAGCGTGATGGAGCAGATGAAGATGCTCGACACGCTGCAGAACACGCAGCTGCAGAGCGCCATTGTGAAGGCGATGTATGCCGCCACCATTGAGAGTGAGCTGGATACGCAGTCAGCGATGGATTTTATTCTGGGCGCGAACAGTAAGGAGCAGCGGGACAGGCTGACCGGCTGGATTGGTGAAATTGCCGCGTATTACGCCGCAGCACCGGTCCGGCTGGGAGGCGCAAAAGTGCCTCACCTGATGCCGGGGGACTCACTGAACCTGCAGACGGCTCAGGACACGGATAACGGCTACTCCGTGTTTGAGCAGTCACTGTTGCGGTATATCGCTGCCGGGCTGGGTGTCTCGTATGAGCAGCTTTCCCGGAATTACGCCCAGATGAGCTACTCCACGGCACGGGCCAGCGCGAACGAGTCGTGGGCGCACTTTATGGGGCGGCGAAAATTCGTCGCATCCCGTCAGGCGAGCCAGATGTTTCTGTGCTGGCTGGAAGAGGCCATCGCTCGCCGCGTGGTGACGTTACCTTCAAAAGCACGCTTCAGTTTTCAGGAAGCCCGAAGTGCCTGGGGGAACTGCGACTGGATAGGCTCCGGTCGTATGGCCATCGATGGTCTGAAAGAAGTACAGGAAGCGGTGATGCTGATAGAAGCCGGACTGAGTACCTACGAGAAAGAGTGCGCAAAACGCGGTGACGACTATCAGGAAATTTTTGCCCAGCAGGTCCGTGAAACGATGGAGCGCCGTGCAGCCGGTCTTAAACCGCCCGCCTGGGCGGCTGCGGCATTTGAATCCGGGCTGCGACAATCAACATAGGAGGAGAAGAGTGACAGCAGAGCTGCGTAATCTCCCGCATATTGCCAGTATGGCCTTTAATGAGCCGCTGATGCTTGAACCCGCCTATGCGCGGGTTTTCTTTTGTGCGCTTGCAGGCCAGCTTGGGATCAGCCGCCTGACGGATGCGGTATCCGGCGACAGCCTGACTGCCGGAGAGGCACCCGCGGCGCTGGCGTTATCCGTTGATGATGACGGACCACGACAGGCCCGCAGTTATCAGGTCATGAACGGCATCGCCGTGCTGCCGGTGTCCGGCACGCTGGTCAGTCGGACGCGAGCGCTGCAGCCGTATTCGGGGATGACCGGTTACAACGGCATTATCGCCCGTCTGCAACAGGCTGCCAGCGACCCGATGGTGGACGGCATTCTGCTCGATATGGATACGCCAGGCGGGATGGTGGCAGGGGCATTTGACTGCGCTGACATCATCGCCCGTGTGCGTGACATAAAGCCGGTATGGGCGCTGGCCAACGACATGAACTGCAGTGCAGGTCAGTTGCTTGCCAGCGCCGCCTCCCGACGTCTGGTCACGCAGACCGCCCGGACAGGCTCCATCGGCGTCATGATGGCTCACAGTAATTACGGTGCTGCGCTGGAGAAACAGGGCGTGGAAATCACGCTGATTTACAGCGGCAGCCATAAGGTGGATGGCAACCCCTACAGCCATCTACCGGATGATGTCCGGGAAACACTGCAGTCCCGGATGGATGCAACCCGCCGGATGTTTGCACAGAAGGTGTCGGCATATACCGGCCTGTCCGTGCAGGCTGTGCTGGATACCGAGGCTGCAGTGTACAGCGGTCAGGAGGCCATTGATGCCGGACTGGCTGATGAACTTGTTAACAGTACCGATGCGATCACCGTCATGCGTGATGCACTGGATGCACGTAAATCCCGTCTCTCAGGAGGGCGAATGACCAAAGAGACTCAATCAACAACTGTTTCAGCCACTGCTTCGCAGGCTGACGTTACTGGCGTGGTGCAAGCGACGGAGGGCGAGAACGCCAGCGCTGCGCAGCCGGACGTGAACGCGCAGATCACCGCAGCGGTTGCGGCAGAAAACAGTCGCATTATGGGGATCCTCAACTGTGAGGAGGCTCACGGACGCGAAGAACAGGCACGCGTGCTGGCCGAAACCCCCGGTATGACCGTGGAAACGGCCCGCCGCATTCTGGCAGCTGCACCACAGAGTGCACAGGCGCGCAGTGACACTGCGCTGGATCGTCTGATGCAGGGGGCACCGGCACCGCTGGCTGCAGGTAACCCGGCATCTGATGCCGTTAACGATTTGCTGAACACACCAGTGTAAGGGATGTTTATGACGAGCAAAGAAACCTTTACCCATTACCAGCCGCTGGGCAACAGTGACCCGGCACATACGGCAACCGCGCCCGGCGGATTGAGTGCGAAAGCGCCTGCAATGACCCCGCTGATGCTGGATACCTCCACCCGTAAGCTGGTTGCGTGGGATGGCACCACCGACGGTGCTGCCGTTGGCATTCTGGCGGTTGATGCTGACCAGACCAGCACCACGCTGACGTTCTACAAGTCCGGCACGTTCCGTTATGAGGATGTGCTCTGGCCGGAGGCAGCCAGCGACGAGACGAAAAAACGGACCGCGTTTGCCGGAACGGCAATCAGCATCGTTTAACTTTACCCTTCATCACTAAAGGCCGCCTGTGCGGCTTTTTTTACGGGATTTTTTTATGTCGATGTACACAACCGCCCAGCTGCTGGCGGCAAATGAGCAGAAATTTAAGTTTGATCCGCTGTTTCTGCGTCTCTTTTTCCGTGAGAGCTATCCCTTCACTACGGAGAAAGTCTATCTCTCACAAATTCCGGGACTGGTAAACATGGCGCTGTACGTTTCGCCGATTGTTTCCGGTGAGGTTATCCGTTCCCGTGGCGGCTCCACCTCTGAATTTACGCCGGGATATGTCAAACCCAAGCACTTAGCATGGCTTTCTGAGGCTTTCGTGTAGTTGCTGGTTTTTACACTTAATCTTTTGATAATAAAGAGTAAGTTTATCTGGCGCTTTCACTGGATTTTCCTCGTTATCTGTGTGTTGCAATCATCTCTGTATTGCAGCTTGTATTGCTTTTTGGGGCTAAAAATGGCTGGCGAGAACAAACTGAGCGATAAAGCACTTAAAGGATATCTGGGGAAACCCAGAGAAAAGCAGATCACCATTGCTGATGGAAAGGGGCTTTCTATTCGTGTGAGTACCAAGGGGGCTGTGAGCTTTGTTTTCTTCTACAGGTTAGCAGGTGGCCGGGCTGCTCCGGTCTGGCTAACGTTGGGTAAATATCCTGATATGTCACTCAAACAGGCAAGGGAAAAGCGCGACGAGTGCCGTGGTTGGTTGGCTGACAAACGTGATCCGCGTATCCAGATTAAGATTCAGGCTGAAGAACGCTTAAAGCCGGTCACAGTGGAGGATGCACTAAATTACTGGTATGAAAATTACTGTAAGGTGCGTCGTAAAACTCATGCTGTAACGCTTGGCAGATTTCGAAAGCATATCTTTCCCTATATCGGTCATTTGCCTGTAAATGACACTCACCTATATGAATGGCTGGACTGTTTTGACCGAATTAAACGTAATGCACCAGTTATGGCGGCGTATGTTTTTTCTGACACTAAATTAGCTCTTCGTTTTTGTCGGGTACGCCAGTACGCGACATGTGATGCTTTAAAGGATTTGCGCATGAGTGATGTGGGGCAGATTGCAGGTAAGCGGGATCGGGTTCTGGATGAAGCCGAACTGGGCCAGCTCTGGAAGGCAATTTTTGTCGAGCCTGATTTAAAACTAATGTCTGAATACACGCGAAAAATGTTTGTGCTTTGTACAGTATTTGGATGTCGAATGAGTGAAGCCCGATTATCTGAATGGAGCGAATGGGATCTCGAAAGTTGGGTTTGGACGGTACCAAAAGATCACTCAAAAACTGGTGTTGAAATCGTCAGACCAGTACCTGAAATTCTACGACAGTGGGTAACGGATGTTCACGAAGAGACAAAACATACTGGTTATGTGCTGGGAAGTCTGCGAATTAGAGAAAGCGTAAGCAAGATTGGGGGGAAAATCGGTAAACGTTTGGGCCATGAAAAACAATGGTCACTACACGACCTTAGAAGAACGCTATCTACTCATCTAAGTGATCTCGGTGTTGAATTTTATGTAGTAGAACAACTGTTAGGCCATGCGCTACCTGGCGTGGCAGGTGTTTACAACCGGAGTAAGTTTATGGCTAAAAAACTGGATGCTCTGGAACTCTGGACTACATATCTCAATAGCATCGCAGCTGCTGATTCAAAAGTGACAATCCTCAAACAAAAGGCTGGTTAGCATGAAAAAAATGGCAATTGTTGATAAAAAGGGGCTGGAGTACATTCCTAACATTGACCGAATGATCCGTGAGAAAGAATGTCGGGAGCTAACCACTCTTGCGAACAGCACACGCTGGAAGCTTGAAAAGGAGGGGAAATTCCCCAAGCGAATCAAAATCGGATCTACGGCGGTGGCTTATAGACTCTCTGAGATTCAAGCTTGGATAAGAGGTGAATGGTAAGTTAGGGAGGTATTCCTCCCTATATCTTACAGGAAATTTTTTAAATCAGGGTTTTTTCCAAATGCGCTCTTATAATATACTGTTGCAATCTCGTTAAAAATAGTTTTTATATCATCGGTAACCACTATTGTTGCTACGCGCAAATCTTTTTGATATTCATTTAAATCTGGAGGGGTATAGTCCAATAGCGTTGATTTATCCAAGATTAAATGTTCTAACATGGCATAGCGCTCAATCAATGTTTTATAAAAATGATATTGATTTTCACTGTTAGCATGTGCACAGTTTATTGCAAGTAAATACGTTATTTCATTATCTAGATGTGCACGGACAAGGCTTGTATAGGTTTTTTTACGATCTAGATCAAAGGGATGGTATCCAGCATTTTCATCAATGAACTTCAATAGATGATATAATATTCTGAAGTAGCTTCCAAAAACAGCATCATGATTGTGCATCAGTGTATTAGTGTCTTTTAAAGAAACCAATCCATTCATCATTTTATTAATTAACTCTGAGTAATTTGATTTTTTTCTAAGATCATTTAGAGCATTGTTATGTTGAGATAACATGAGAGAAAATGTTGATTCAAAAGATGATTGCTTTTTAGCAATTAATGCAACTAACACTGCTGTGCAAGTCCCGAGTGCCACGAAGAAATTTATAATGTTTGATGCAGTGAATACAGCATCGTCAGGAGTTGGAGTCATTTGAATATCCTATTCAATAAAAATTAAAAAAATTAGCCTTTAGGTTCTATACCTTTACGGCGAAGCTCAGCACGAACTAATTCTTTAATCCAATTGGCCAAGCTCATTCCTTCCTGAGCTGCTGATTCAGCCATCTGTTCTTTGAGTTCAGGATTGATTCGGATCTGAAACGCAGGGGCTTTGCCGGCTCCTTTTGGCTGCTTATCTCTTTGAATTGTAGTTGACATGTGTGTACCTATTGCTTAGCATCAGTGTTGAATAGGTACACACATTAACATGATGTTATACCTATAAACAACGCCCTAGGGTGCTCGCAACACACCTAGGGCGTCTAACCACAAACCGTTAACTGGAGTAACGACTATGGCTGGAACACAGCATACCCAAACTCACCCTAAATTTATATACATCTTTCTGGCGCTACATCGCGATCGCATAGCAGATGGAGCAACTACGGTACATGTAGCCGCTGACACGCTGGTTGATGCCCGCAAGATGGTTAAGGAGATGGGCTATACTGCGGCTTTCTGGAAAGGGCGGGAAGAAAACACGCTGTTTATTCAGAAATGTGAAAACAATTTCATCTGGCGTTTTATCGCCCTGAGTACGGCACAACCGCGCGTGATTACCATCGAGGCCACCAGCGAACAGGAAGCCCGCCAGCAATCCCCAACTGGCTGCGTGATGATATTCGCCGCCCGTATTCGTCAGGAGGTGTGCCATGAATGATCTTTATTTTAAAGTGCTGACACATGCTGAAAACGCGCTCGTTTGTGGCAAAAATATGCGAGAAATCTTATCAACCTGGCTTGATGGGACAACAAATGCGGAACACGATGAACGGGATGCTAATTTAGCTGGAGCGTTAATTACGTTACTTGATCCTGTCATCAAAGAGCTGGATGAAGCTATAAAAATACACGACCAGAGCTATACCGGAGAATAAAAAATGAAAAATAAATTTTCTGGCTTTATTGCCAGCGGTCAAACTCATTCAAAAATCAGCCTTGGGGATATTTTCAAAGACAGCTATGGCTATCGGGTAAAGATTATTTCGGTTGATGATCATCGTGTCTCTTATTTGCGTGATGGTTATGATTTTGAATGTGTTATGCCGCGTCAGCAGTTCGAAAGAGATTTCATTCTGGTAAAAAATTGCAAGACAGATAATCAGAGGCGTGCCGCAGGCTATATCCGTAAAATTCGGGCAATGTTAGTTGCCGGAGGTAACAAATGAAACGTGCTCCGAACTTAAAATACCAACCGCGCGACAAAATGACGGAAGTCATCATTTTTGCTGGCAGTGATGCCTGGAGCCATGCAAAAGAATGGAATGAATGGGCAGGTAAGCATATTGCAGCAGATGATACACCACCAGTCATTCTGGGTACGGAACAACTGGAAAACCTGGATGATATGCAAATTATCGATGAAGGCCGTCATTATGTGCGTGTTTATCGTGCCGGAAAGATTGCAGAGAAAAGTCTGACGAAGGTTGCGACATTACTTGCTATTGCAGGCGTAAAGGAAGCACGTTGTTACCGTAGCTTTGTTGATCGAGAGCCTGAAGACTGGACTCCGCGCCTTGTCGGCCTAAAAGCTGAAGCGGAGCATGGGGAAAGTCTGGTGATTGAACTGCCAGTGAAGAAGGCAGAGCGCAAAAATGACGAGCGTGCTTCATCTTTGGCGTTGAATCAGATGGGGGCCAGCCAGCGCGGTGAAGTTCTCCTTGCACATTACGGCGGCGAACTGGCAATCAATGCCGACTCTGACACCGTTCATCATTACAACGGCGTTGTATGGGAGCCGGTTCAGGATAAAGAGTTACAGCGTGCTATGGCGCAGATTTTCATTGATGCGGAGATCAGCTATTCGCAGAACGCTATTAAATCGGCGGTAGATACCATGAAGTTAAGTTTGCCTGTAATGGGGAATACAGCCCGTAACCTGATTGGATTCAGTAACGGGGTATTTGATACCAGAACTGGTAATTTTCGGGAGCATAACAAAAACGACTGGTTGTTAATTGCCAGTGAATTACCTTTCAGCCCACCAGCAGAGGGGGAAACGCTGGCAACACATGCGCCGAATTTCTGGAAGTGGTTGCGCCGTTCGGTGGCTGAGAATGACCGCAAGGCAGATCGCGTACTGGCGGCATTATTCATGGTGCTGGCGAACCGGTACGACTGGCAGTTATTCATTGAGGTAACAGGGCCGGGGGGAAGTGGTAAAAGTGTGATGGCGGAGATTTGCACCATGCTGGCGGGTAAGGCGAATACAGTATCAGCAAGCATGAAGGCGCTGGAAGATGCAAGGGAACGTGCGTTAGTGGTTGGCTTTTCGCTGATTATCATGCCGGATATGACCCGCTACGCTGGTGATGGGGCAGGGATTAAGGCCATTACAGGCGGTGACAAGGTGGCAATTGACCCGAAACACAAAGCCCCCTATTCAACGCGTATTCCGGCAGTAGTACTGGCGGTTAACAATAACGCCATGTCATTCAGTGACCGCAGCGGGGGGATCTCACGTCGTCGGGTGATATTCAATTTTTCGGAAGTTGTACCGGAGAACGAACGCGATTCGATGCTGGCGGAAAAAATAGAAGGTGAGCTGGCGGTAGTGATTCGTCATCTGCTTACACGGTTTGCTGATCAGGACGAAGCCAGACGCCTGTTATATGAGCAGCAGAAATCTGAAGAAGCACTGGCGATAAAGAGAGAGGGGGATTCGCTGGTGGACTTCTGCGGCTATCTCATGGCATCGGTAATGTGTGATGGCCTGTTAGTGGGTAATGCTGAAATTGTGCCATTCAGCCCACGCAGGTATCTCTATCATGCCTATCTGGCTTATATGAGGGCACATGGGTTTGGTAAACCTGTAACACTGACGCGCTTCGGTAAAGATATGCCGGGGGCAATGGCGGAATATGGCAGGGAGTATATGAAACGGAAAACGAAGCACGGTTTGCGTTCAAACGTGACACTGACGGAGGAATCAGAAGACTGGATGCCATCATGTGTATCGGTCACTAATGACGATAGCAAAAATTAAACTTATGGAATAACTGTTCACCACTGTTCACCCGGTCATAAATATCTTTTATATCAGTATATTATAGGGTGAACAGTTATTTATGAACTGTTCACCAAACTATTCACTGTTCACCTTTTTGATTGTTTATTGAGCTTCAAGGGTGAACAGTGGTGAACAGTTGGTGAATAGTTTTTGTGAAACTGTTCACCAATTAACATTATGAATTAAAAGAGAAAATATCAAAAGGTGAACAGGTGAAGGGTTAAAACGCAAAAATTTTAATTTACTGCTGTGAGATAAAGCCTATGACAGCGAAGCACACAAAAAAATCACAATCGCACGCCCTTGATTTGACGGAACACTGGTTAAGGGTGTCGATAAAAATCATCGACCGCAACGCCGGGGAAGGATACGCGAAAGCACATCCCGAACTGATTAGCGCATTCATGACAACGGCGGCTGCAAACTTTGCCACTCTGACCGAACGGGAGATTGCTGAAGCGGAGGAAGTGACAACAATCAATATTAAGTCCGGAGAGCAGGCAGCATGACGGCGCAAATATCAGTTTACGGGCGGTTGGTGGACGACCCGCAGACAAAACAGACCAGCAAGGGCACCCCCATGACGCTGGCGCGTATGGCGGTATCACTGCCCTGCAGTCAGTCGGATGACGGTCAGGCGACGATGTGGTTATCTGTCCTGGCGTTTGGCAGACAAGCCGACGCGCTGGCAAAGCATCACAAAGGCGAACTCCTGAGCGAGCCAGTGGACTGGACAGAACGGCGAAACGCGGCAGGGCTGGCAGGTTATCGCAGACAGCGTAATCAGTGCGCGAACGGTGCGACCGGGCGGCAAAAAAGGTCAACAGGGTCAGGCTACTGACGCACTGAACAGAGCAAAACAACAGGCAGATCAGCAAGGAAGCCATCCACCAGTGGGAGATAATGAGCAATGGGGAGATGATATTCCGTTTTAAATATTGCCAATAAAAAAGGCCGGAAAAAAAATAAATTTTCCGGCATGCTACATAAATCCCGACCAAAGGGAGTGAAGATATTAACACTAATTTTCCGCACTGAAGTTGTCACCCCAAAACTTTATACAACATTGCACTTGGTTGCATGTGTTCGCATGACAAATATCGGTGATAGCATATATCCACAATTATTTTTAATGAATGCAAAGAGGATGCGTATGGTTGATTTATATTCGCCTACCCAGCTTGTACAGGTGGTTAATGCTGTAGATGTACAAAAACAACTAAATGCGTTGTTTACCAGTTTGTTTTTTACTCGCTCGGTAATGTTTGAATCGCGCGATATTATTCTTGATACAATCGACGATCCAAATATCCCAATTGCAGCGTTTTGTTCTCCTATGGTGGGTAGTAAAGTTTCACGTGACGAAGGGTACGAATCAAAAACAATTCGTCCAGGCTATATGAAGCCGAAAAGCAGCATTGATCCAAATAAGTTAGCTGTGCGCCCTGCTGGTGTATCACCTGAGCAATACAATGCTTTTGGTGCGCGTAATATTAAAGTTAAACAGGCGATTGTAAATCAGGCTAAAGCTATTCGTGCACGTATTGAATGGCTTGCCGTTCAGGCAATCACAACGGGGAAAAATATCATTGAGGGCGATGGTATTGAACGTTATGAGTTGGACTGGAATATTAAACCACAAAATATCATCACTCAGTCTGGCGGTGCTGAGTGGTCAGGTAAGAATAAAGAAACTTTTGATCCAAATGATGATATTGAGAGCTACGCAGAATTTAGTGAGGGCGTCACTAATATCATCATTATGGGCGGTAATGTATGGAAGAAATACCGTTCATTCAGAGCGATAAAAGAGGCTCTGGATACCCGTCGTGGTTCTAATTCCGAACTGGAAACGGCCCTCAAAGACCTTGGTGATTCGGTGAGTTTTAAAGGGTATATGGGCGATGTTGCGATTGTTGTATACAGCGGGCGTTATACCGACGAGGACGGAACTGAAAAACATTTCCTTGATCCTGATTTGATGGTGCTTGGCAATACGGCTCTTCAGGGGATTGTCGCCTATGGCGGTATTCAGGATCCGGAGCTAATCCGAATGGGGCTGACTAAAGCCGAACTTGCGCCGAAAAACTATATTGTACCTGGTGATCCGGCTATTGAATATGTGCAGACACATTCAGCACCACAGCCAATACCGGCCCGCATCAATCGTTTTGTTACCGTTCGCATTGGCTAAGGGGGAGCAATGGCTACTCATTACACTGAACTCATGGCTGGCACTGAAGCACTGGTGACTACGCTGGGGATATTTTCAGCTAATAAAGGGGTAATTCCTGCATTTACGCCACTGATGCAGGAAGATGCAACAGGTGCACTGGTGGTATGGGATGGTTCGAGCGTAGGTAAAGCGGTTTATGTTTCCGCTGTACAAATCGACACCGCGAAAAAAACACAGGCTCAGGTCTATAAGACAGGTGTCTTAAATGTTGATGCTCTGAACTGGCCTGAGTCTGTTAAAGAACTGTCAGTAAAGGTTGCAGCGTTTGTTGGCTCAGGTATTTCTGTTCAGCCGCTGGCTCGTGTGTAAAGGGGGATACAATGCAGAATGATTACAATGACCTTAAGCCAATTGCCGAAATGATGTACCCGAATCCAGCTGTAGAGGAATTAAAAGCTATCGCTGACAAAATGTGTTTAAGCGAGCGCCTTGTTGATATGAATCAGGTGATGGAAATTACAACCCTGAGTCGTCGTACACTGCTAAACCTTGAGGCTAGTGGAGAGTTCCCGGAGCGTGTGCAGGTTACGGAAGGGCGTAAGGCCTGGTATTTAAGTGAAGTGATCGACTGGATAAATAATATTCCTCGCGCTTCTGAATATTGCCGCGTACCTGTCCCAAAAAAGCCAGATGCGGCGCTATGCCTCAAGATTGAGCGTGTACGCCGCAATGCACGGGATGGTCGCTATAAGCTGATTGGTTGATGAAATTAGGGCCCGCTCTGGCTGGCGGGTCCTTTCCGGCGATCCGGCAGGTTACGGGGCGTCAGGCGCGCGGGTTTTCGCTATTTATGAGCATTTTAAGGGGACTGGTGGTGGTTTTGTTGTTCGCTATATCTGTATGAATAATAAGAGAAAAATACAATCAATACACCAACCTGAAACAGTAATTAAGTTGTGGTATCAATGAAATTACACCTGATGAACAAAAAAAACATGGCAAAAAGTTGCCGTGTAAGCGCCACTGCGTTCGATAAGTGGGGAGTGATTCCCGTCGAGCGTAAGGGCCGTGAGGCGTTCTATGATGTTGCCAGTGTAATAGATAATCGGGTTAACAATGCAATCAGCCAGATTACAAACGAAACGGGCGATATTGATGACGATGAACTTTTACGCGTCAGGATCAGATTACTGACAGCACAGGCAGAGGCGCAGGAGCTTAAAAACGAGCGCGAACGCGGCGACGTTATTGATACAGAGTTTTGTATGTATGTTCTTTCCAAACTGGCGAGTCAGATTTCATCTATCATGGACAGCCTGCCGCTTACCATGCAAAGGCGCTTCCCACAGATGACTCCGGCTATGCTGGATGGACTTAAAAAGGAAGTGGCTAAAGCCTGTAATGCCAGTGCCGGCGTTGCTGACAACCTCCCACAGATACTGGCTGATTATCTGATGGAAAGTACAGGAAACGTACCGGATAAGTTGCAGCTGAATAAGGATAAGTAACGTAGTACGCTATGACTGAATCCGAACTACTGAAAGTAATCTGCCATGCTGGTGGAGTCAGCCACCAGCATGACGAACAGGCCACGCAGCCGGGCAGTGTCACCGCTGAAAATTACGCTCGTGTGGTTGCTAAGGTTATGTGGCGTGACGGTATAGAACTGAACGGACAGGATTGCTTAGTCATCCGCACCAAAGTGCTGGCTATACTGGCAGCTAGGCGGAGGCAGGGACAACGCCAGAACGTTGCATCGTACCAGTGGAAGAAGCCTGACAGACTGCGGCGATAACTCTTTGATTTTCTCGACGGCCCCAAAATGGGCCTTACCATAGCCAGCTAATAAATGAGCAAGCCTCAAAAGTGAGGTTTGTGGCCGTTTGGCCTATTCATATGCTAACTCGTTGATATTCCTGACGACGCAAATTTACGCCTTGTGGCTGGTAGTCGAATTGCAAATTTGCAACTCGACTATGAAACTACAGGTAGTTTGGGTAGTAAAAGCAACACACTGATTTTGGGGCTTCTTCGCGATACCTAATATTATGGTATCGGTGGAAGAGATATCGTTTCTCATAGGTTAGCACCGAGGGCGGAGTTCCGCCCTCATCGAAAAATTGCTTACGAGTCGTCAAAATAAATTAATCGACTGAGTATAATGATTAACTAATTGCTCGTGTTACTTCATTATACGTTATTTCCCATCTTTAAGGTTTAACCAAGTGTTAATTAAAAAAAGAGCCATTGAGCCTGATAAATTTACTGCAAGTTCGGCATGCCTTGGGGATGGCTTAATTGATGAGCTGTTCGTTCCATGTGCATCACCGAGTTTATTACGAAGAGTACCTAACCCATTTACAACTGCAGAACAACCGCCGAGAATTTGTTTGAAGATATTTTCAGTATGTTGGTCGGCAGATAGGTTAAGTTCTTTTGAAAGAGTTTTATAAAGCTCTGACATTTCAATATTTTTATTATTATACTGAATGCCCATATCATCAAGAATGTGTTTGCAAACTGTTTCAAGAAGTGTTCTTGCGGAGGTTATCGCACCATCCGGATCTGTATGGCGCCGTTCAAGTGCTTTTATCCAAACGGCGTGGACTCCATCCTCGTTAAACTTTCTTAATACATCAGATATGTCTTCATCCGCTGGAGCTTTATTTTTCCCTTCTAGATAGTCCAGCATCGGCTGAAATGCCTTATAAATCAAATCTCTCCGGGGGGCATACTTTTCAGTCTTTTTTATAAATCCCCAAAATTCTTTTAGTGAGCGATTAGTTCTCACAAACTCTGGTAATAGCTGATGTAAAGGAGGATTTTGTAAGAAATATGTTCTTAGAAGCAAATAATCATTATTAGCTTCATCCTGGGCTCCTGTAGCTCTTGCAATTAGTATGTTTTGAAGCGCTACTGCGCGCTCTAGGTCATTTTGAAGGGTATCTATAATATTCATAACAAATCTTTATTCACTTCATTTGTGGGTTGATAATTGAATGGTTTGTACATTGATTTCTGTGTATTGCAGTGTGTATTGCAACATAGCCATTCAGGTAGAGATTATGCTCTATTTTTCCTCTTATATCATTCACATACTTACACCATTGACTCATGTAACCCAAGCATGAAGTGAATCCGCAGATGACCCTGCGTCGCCTGCCGGATGAAGATCCGCAGAATCTGGCGGACCCGGCTTACCGCCGCCGTCGCATCATCCTGCAGAACATGCGTGACGAAGAGCTGGCCATTGCTCAGGTCGAAGAGATGCAGGCAGTTTCTGCCGTGCTCAAGGGCAAATACACCATGACCGGTGAAGCCTTCGATCCGGTTGAGGTGGATATGGGCCGCAGTGCGGCGAACAACATCACGCAGTCCGGCGGCACGGAGTGGAGCAAGCGTGACAAGTCCACGTATGACCCGACCGACGATATCGAAGCCTACGCGCTGAACGCCAGCGGCGTGGTGAATATCATCGTGTTTGATCCGAAAGGCTGGGCGCTGTTCCGTTCCTTCAAAGCCGTCAGGGAGAAGCTGGATACCCGTCGCGGCTCTCATTCCGAGCTGGAGACAGCGGTGAAAGACCTGGGTAAAGCGGTGTCCTATAAGGGGATGTATGGCGATGTGGCCATCGTCGTGTATTCCGGACAGTACGTGGAAAACGGCGTCAAAAAGAACTTCCTGCCGGACAACACGATGGTACTGGGGAACACTCAGGCACGCGGTCTGCGCACCTATGGCTGCATTCAGGATGCGGACGCACAGCGCGAAGGCATTAACGCCTCTGCCCGTTACCCGAAAAACTGGGTGACCACCGGCGATCCGGCGCGTGAGTTCACCATGATTCAGTCAGCACCGCTGATGCTGCTGGCTGACCCTGATGAGTTCGTGTCCGTACAACTGGCGTAATCGTGGCCCTTCGGGGCCATTTTCTCTCTGTGGAGGAGTCCATGACGAAAGATGAACTGATTGTCCGTCTCCGGTCGCTGGGTGAGCAACTGAACCGTGATGTCAGCCTGACGGGGACGAAAGAAGAACTGGCGCTCCGTGTGGCAGAGCTGGAAGAGGAGCTTGATGACACGGATGACGCTGCCGGTCAGGATACCCCTCTCAGACCGGAAAATGCGCTGACCGGACATGAAAATGAGGTGGTATCAGCACAGACGGATACCGTGACTGATACGGCTGCTCTGGTCACGGTTGTGGCACTGGTGACGCTGCATACCGATGCACTTCACGCCACGCGGGATGAACCTGTGGCATTTGTGCTGCCGGGAACGGCGTTTCGTGTCTCTGCCGGTGTGGCAGCCGAAATGACAGAACGTGGCCTGGCCAGAATGCAATAACGGGAGGCGCTGTGGCTGATTTCGATAACCTGTTCGATGCTGCCATTGCCCGCGCCGATGAAACGATACGTGGGTACATGGGAACGTCAGCCACCATGACATCCGGTGAGCAGTCCGGCGCAGTAATACGTGGTGTTTTTGATGACCCTGAAAATATCAGCTATGCCGGACAGGGCGTACGCGTTGAAGGCTCCAGCCCGTCCCTGTTTGTCCGGACTGATGATGTGCGGCAGCTGCGGCGCGGCGACACGCTGACCATCGGTGAGGAAAACTTCTGGATAGACCGGATTTCGCCGGATGATGGCGGAAGCTGTCATCTCTGGCTTGGGCGGGGCGTACCGCCTGCCGTTAACCGTCGCCGCTGAAAGGGGGATGTATGGCCATAAAAGGTCTTGAGCAGGCCGTTGAAAACCTCAGCCGTATCAGCAGAACGGCGGTGCCCGGTGCCGCCGCAATGGCCATTAACCGCGTTGCTTCATCCGCGATATCGCAGTCGGCGTCACAGGTTGCCCGTGAGACAAAGGTACGCCGGAAACTGGTAAAGGAAAGGGCCAGGCTGAAAAGGGCCACGGTCAAAAATCCGCAGGCCAGAATCAAGGTTAACCGGGGGGATTTGCCCGTAATAAAGCTGGGTAACGCGCGGATTGTCCTGTCCCGACGCAGGCGTCGTAAAAAGGGGCAGCGTTCAGCCCTGAAAGGTGGCGGCAGCGTGCTTGTGGTGGGAAACCGTCGTATTCCCGGCGCGTTTATTCAGCAACTGAAAAATGGCCGCTGGCATGTCATGCAGCGTGTGGCCGGGAAAAACCGTTACCCCATTGATGTGGTGAAAATCCCGATGGCGGTGCCGCTGACCACGGCGTTTAAACAGAATATTGAGCGGATACGGCGTGAGCGTCTTCCGAAAGAGCTGGGCTATGCGCTGCATCATCAACTGAGGATGGTAATAAAACGATGAAACATACTGAACTCCGTGCAGCCGTACTGGATGCACTGGAGAAGCATGACACCGGGGCGACGTTTTTTGATGGTCGCCCCGCTGTTTTTGATGAGGAAGATTTTCCGGCAGTTGCCGTTTATCTCACCGGCGCTGAATACACGGGCGAAGAGCTGGACAGCGATACCTGGCAGGCGGAGCTGCATATCGAAGTTTTCCTGCCTGCTCAGGTGCCGGATTCAGAGCTGGATTCGTGGATGGAGTCCCGGATTTATCCGGTGATGAGCGATATCCCGGCACTGTCAGATTTGATCACCAGTATGGTGGCCAGTGGCTATGACTACCGGCGCGACGATGATGCGGGCCTGTGGAGTTCTGCCGATCTGACTTATGTCATTACCTATGAAATGTGAGGACGATATGCCTGTACCAAATCCAGCAATACCGGTGAAAGGTGCCGGAACCACCCTGTGGGTTTATAACGGGAGCGGCGACCCTTATGCGAACCCGCTTTCAGACGTTGACTGGTCGCGTCTGGCAAAAGTTAAAGACCTGACGCCCGGCGAACTGACCGCTGAGTCCTATGACGACAGTTATCTCGATGATGAAGATGCGGACTGGACCGCGACCGGGCAGGGGCAGAAATCCGCCGGAGATACCAGCTTCACGCTGGCGTGGATGCCCGGAGAGCAGGGGCAGCAGGCGCTGCTGGCGTGGTTTAATGAAGGTGATACCCGTGCCTATAAAATCCGCTTCCCGAACGGCACGGTCGATGTGTTCCGTGGCTGGGTCAGCAGTATCGGTAAGGCGGTGACGGCGAAGGAAGTGATCACCCGCACGGTGAAAGTCACCAATGTGGGACGTCCGTCGATGGCAGAAGATCGCAGCACGGTAACAGCGGCAACCGGCATGACCGTGACGCCTGCCAGCACCTCGGTGGTGAAAGGGCAGAGCACCACGCTGACCGTGGCCTTCCAGCCGGAGGGCGTAACCGACAAGAGCTTTCGTGCGGTGTCTGCGGATAAAACAAAAGCCACCGTGTCGGTCAGTGGTATGACCATCACCGTGAACGGCGTTGCTGCAGGTAAGGTCAACATTCCGGTTGTATCCGGTAATGGTGAACTTGCTGCGGTTGCAGAAATCACTGTCACTGACAGTTAATCCGGAGAGTCAGCGATGTTCCTGAAAACCGAATCATTTGAACATAACGGCGTGACCGTCACGCTTTCTGAACTGTCAGCCCTGCAGCGTATTGAGCATCTCGCCCTGATGAAACGGCAGGCAGAACAGGCGGAGTCAGACAGCAACCGGAAGTTTACTGTGGAAGACGCCATCAGAACCGGCGCGTTTCTGGTGGCGATGTCCCTGTGGCATAACCATCCGCAGAAGACGCAGATGCCGTCCATGAATGAAGCCGTTAAACAGATTGAGCAGGAAGTGCTTACCACCTGGCCCACAGAGGCAATTTCTCATGCTGAAAACGTGGTGTACCGGCTATCTGGTATGTATGAGTTTGTTGTGAATAATGCCCCTGAACAGACAGAGGACGCCGGGCCTGCAGAGCCTGTTTCTGCGGGAAAGTGTTCGACGGTGAGCTGAGTTTTGCCCTGAAACTGGCGCGCGAGATGGGGCGACCCGACTGGCGTGCCATGCTTGCTGGGATGTCATCCACGGAGTATGCCGACTGGCACCGCTTTTACAGTACCCATTATTTTCATGATGTTCTGCTGGATATGCACTTTTCCGGGCTGACGTACACCGTGCTCAGCCTGTTTTTCAGCGATCCGGATATGCATCCGCTGGATTTCAGTCTGCTGAACCGGCGCGAGGCTGACGAAGAGCCTGAAGATGATGTGCTGATGCAGAAAGCGGCAGGGCTTGCCGGAGGTGTCCGCTTTGGCCCGGACGGGAATGAAGTTATCCCCGCTTCCCCGGATGTGGCGGACATGACGGAGGATGACGTAATGCTGATGACAGTATCAGAAGGGATCGCAGGAGGAGTCCGGTATGGCTGAACCGGTAGGCGATCTGGTCGTTGATTTGAGTCTGGATGCGGCCAGATTTGACGAGCAGATGGCCAGAGTCAGGCGTCATTTTTCCGGTACGGAAAGTGATGCGAAAAAAACAGCGGCAGTCGTTGAACAGTCAATGAACCGGCAGGCGCTGGCTGCACAGAAAGCGGGGATTTCCGTCGGACAGTATAAAGCCGCCATGCGTATGCTTCCTGCACAGTTCACCGACGTGGCCACGCAGCTTGCAGGCGGGCAAAGTCCGTGGCTGATCCTGCTGCAACAGGGGGGGCAGGTTAAGGACTCCTTCGGCGGGATGATCCCCATGTTCAGGGGGCTTGCCGGTGCGATCACCCTGCCGATGGTCGGGGCCACCTCGCTGGCGGTGGCGACCGGTGCGCTGGCGTATGCCTGGTATCAGGGCAACTCAACCCTGTCCGATTTCAACAAAACGCTGGTCCTTTCCGGCAATCAGTCGGGTCTGACGGCAGATCGCATGCTGGTCCTGTCCAGAGCCGGGCAGGCGGCAGGGCTGACGTTTAACCAGACCAGCGAGTCACTCAGCGCACTGGTTAAGGCGGGAGTAAGCGGTGAGGCTCAGATTGCATCCATCAGCCAGAGTGTGGCGCGTTTCTCCTCTGCATCCGGCGTGGAGGTGGACAAGGTCGCTGAAGCCTTCGGGAAGCTGACCACAGACCCGACGTCAGGGCTGACAGCGATGGCACGCCAGTTCCATAACGTGACGGCGGAGCAGATTGCGTATGTTGCTCAGTTGCAGCGTTCCGGCGATGAAGCCGGGGCATTGCAGGCGGCGAACGAGGCCGCGACGAAAGGGTTTGATGACTAGACCCGCCGCCTGAAAGAGAACATGGGTACGCTGGAGACCTGGGCAGACAGGACAGCGCGGGCATTCAAATCCATGTGGGATGCGGTGCTGGATATTGGTCGTCCTGATACCGCGCAGGAGATGCTGATTAAGGCAGAGGCTGCGTTTAAGAAAGCGGACGACATCTGGAGTCTGCGCAAGGATGATTATTTTGTTAACGATGAAGCGCGGGCGCGTTACTGGGATGATCGTGAAAAGGCCCGTCTTGCGCTTGAAGCCGCGAGAAAGAAGGCTGAACAGCAGAGTCAACAGGACAAAAATGCGCAGCAGCAGAGCGATACTGAAGCGTCACGGCTGAAATATACCGAAGAGGCGCAGAAGGCTTACGAACGGCTGCAGACGCCGCTGGAGAAATATACCGCCCGTCAGGAAGAACTGAACAAGGCACTGAAGGACGGGAAAATTCTGCAGGCAGATTACAACACGCTGATGGCGGCGGCGAAAAAGGACTATGAAGCGACGCTGAAAAAGCCGAAACAGTCCGGCGTGAAGGTGTCTGCGGGCGATCGTCAGGAAGACAGTGCTCATGCTGCCCTGCTGACGCTTCAGGCTGAACTCCGGACGCTGGAGAAGCATGCCGGAGCAAATGAGAAAATCAGCCAGCAGCGCCGGGATTTGTGGAAGGCGGAGAGTCAGTTCGCGGTACTGGAGGAGGCGGCGCAACGTCGCCAGCTGTCTGTACAGGAGAAATCCCTGCTGGCGCATAAAGATGAGACGCTGGAGTACAAACGCCAGCTGGCTGCACTTGGCGACAAGGTTACGTATCAGGAGCGCCTGAACGCGCTGGCGCAGCAGGCGGATAAATTCGCACAGCAACAACGGGCAAAACGGGCAGCCATTGAGGCGAAAAACCGGGGGCTGACTGACCGGCAGGCAGCGCGGGACGCCACGGAACAGCGCCTGAAGGAACAGTATGGCGATAATCCGCTGGCGCTGAATAGCGTCATGTCAGAGCAGAAAAAGACCTGGGCGGCTGAAGACCAGCTTCGCGGGAGCTGGATGGCAGGCCTCAGGTCAGGCTGGAGTGAGTGGGAAGAGAGCGCCACGGACAGTATGTCGCAGGTTAAAAGTGCAGCCACGCAGACCTTTGATGGTATTGCACAGAATATGGCGGCGATGCTGACCGGCAGTGAACAGAACTGGCGCAGCTTCACCCGTTCCGTGCTGTCCATGATGACAGAAATTCTGCTTAAGCAGGCAATGGTGGGGATTGTCGGGAGTATCGGCAGCGCCATTGGCGGTGCTGCCAGTGGTGGCGCATCAGCGTCAGGCGGTACAGCCATTCAGGCAGCTGCGGCGAAACTCCATTTTGCGACCGGAGGATTTACGGGAACCGGCGGCAAATATGAGCCAGCGGGGATTGTTCACCGTGGTGAATTTGTCTTCACGAAGGAGGCAACCAGCCGGATTGGCGTGGGGAATCTTTACCGGCTGATGCGCGGCTATGCCACCGGCGGTTATGTCGGTACACCGGGCAGCATGGCGGACAGTCGGTCGCAGGCGTCCGGGACGTTTGAGCAGAATAACCATGTGGTGATTAACAACGACGGCACGAACGGTCAGATAGGGCCACAGGCGCTGAAGGCTGTTTATGACGTAGCCCGTAAGGCGGCAATGGATGTTGTGACCGGGCAGATGCGTGATGGTGGTCTGTTCTCCGGAGGTGGACGATGAAAACCTTCCGCTGGAAAGTGAAACCCGGTATGGATGTGGCTTCGGCCCCTTCTGTAAGAAAGGTGCGCTTTGGTGATGGCTGTTCCCAGCGAGCGCCTGCCGGGCTGAATGCCAACCTGAAAACGTACAGCGTGACGCTTTCTGTCCCCCGTGAGGAGGCCACGGTACTGGAGTCGTTTCTGGAAGAGCACGGGGGCTGGAAAGCCTTTCTGTGGACGCCGCCTTATGAGTGGCGGCAGATAAAGGTGACCTGCGCAAAATGGTCGTCGCGGGTCAGTATGCTGCGTGTTGAGTTCAGCGCAGAGTTTGAACAGGTGGTGAACTGATGCAGGATATCCGGCAGGAAACACTGAATGAATGCACCCGTGCGGAGCAGTCGGCCAGCGTGGTGCTCTGGGAAATCGACCTGACAGAGGTCGGTGGAGAACGTTATTTTTTCTGTAATGAGCAGAACGAAAAAGGTGAGCCGGTCACCTGGCAGGGGCGACAGTATCAGCCGTATCCCATTCAGGGGAGTGGTTTTGAACTGAATGGCAAAGGCACCAGTACGCGCCCCACGCTGACGGTTTCTAACCTGTACGGTATGGTCACCGGGATGGCGGAAGATCTGCAGAGTCTGGTCGGCGGAACGGTGGTCCGGCGTAAGGTTTACGCCCGTTTTCTGGATGCGGTGAACTTCGTCAACGGAAACAGTGACGCCGATCCGGAGCAGGAGGTGATCAGCCGTTGGCGCATTGAGCAGTGCAGCGAACTGAGCGCGGTGAGTGCCTCTTTTGTACTGTCCACGCCGACGGAAACGGACGGCGCTGTTTTTCCGGGACGTATCATGCTGGCCAACACCTGCACCTGGACCTATCGCGGCGATGAGTGCGGTTATCACGGTCCGGCGGTCGCGGATGAATATGACCAGCCAACGTCCGATATCACGAAGGATAAATGCAGCAAATGCCTGAGCGGTTGTAAGTTCCGCAATAACGTCGGCAACTTTGGCGGCTTCCTTTCCATTAACAAACTTTCGCAGTAA